AAGCATATGGAAGAGAAAAACAGTCCTGTCCTGCATGACTACTTCCCTGACAAGGAACGGGAACCGTCCCGTCGAATGAAAATCCTCGGTGACCCTCGACGCGGCTCACCGGACACACATCACGCGGTGGATTTGTACGACCGCGACTTCATGCGTTGGAAAAAGGGCAATCCCGAACGAGAAGACTTTTGGAATGCAAATCAAGAAATGTTGCAGGAAGCGGGTTTTGCATCCACTGAAGATGCATTGCGCAATGAGCACTTTGACGACCGCGCTCGTTCTTGGGTCGAGGAAGACGAAATTGACGGGCATCCCACCGCGTTGGGTCATACGGGGTACCACATGGGACTTGAATGGCTTTCACCACGCGAAAGAACTGCGGTGAGAGAAGCGTTGGACAGTGGTATTCAGGGTTCTGACAATCATCATCAAATCAAACTCCCTGACGGTACGTTGTTTTCAACTTCCCGTCTTGCATGGAACAAACTCATTCGCATGACACCTGAAATGGATTGGGCCACTCGCCCATTCCGTCACAAAGCACGAAATGCTCACCTGCAATTGGAAGACAACGACCGAGATTACAGACAGGGGGACGAAGGACGCTTTTTGCAACACGGTCTTGGGCAATCAGTGTGGAATTACATGGATGACTTTGACACCTTTAACGAAGATGGTGAAGTCGTGAAGAAGAGTTTTCATGAGCGTGTTCTTGAAATGATTCAGGACGCTCATGGTGAAGATGTTAAACTTGACTTCCTCCCGAAGTTCAAAGATTTGAATGCGGCCCTCGACTCAAACTTGTCGCTTGAGGAAATCCAAGAAGCATCAAAGGCCCATTTCAAAAGAGGCAAACAACACGACCCAACGAGGATTCGTTTTACCTCAGATGAGTTGTATTTCCTTGCGGGATATGACCCTCGTACTCGCACAGTAATGGCAAATCACCCTATGTACGGTGTGCAGAATCCAAACGAGCCGCAAATCAACGCATCCACGGTTGAGAAGTTGATTGAAAGCGGCAGTCAATTGGAGTCTCTTGAACGCATGCAAAAGGACATTCGCAATGACCTTTCATTCCTGAAGGCTGAGCACGGGCCACACCCCGAAGAAGACCGGCCCCCAATGTGGCGAGAGCGAGATGGTTACACGTATGGCCCCGGACATTTTTGGGGTAGTGCATACCGTGGCGTCGGGGGGCAAAACATGAGCCTCGGAACGTACAATGACATTATTCATTCCGTCCTTTCTGATAAAGAGGGGAACTCCTTTTTGTTCCGTGGCACTGCGCTTAACGGTCAAGATTCAACTGAACACGTTGGCAATGGTTTTCTTTCGCATCACTTCATGCCCCCGATGACACAGACAGAAGGCATTTTCAACGAAGGAACTGGGAAGTTCAACTACCTTCCAAAAATGATGCCACTGCGTAACATCTTGTCCCCTGCCGGAGTATCGCGTGTCCCTCGACCAAACTACGAGGGTGCCACACACAAGAACAATCACACATTGTTCAAGCATTCACTTTCACCGTTGTATGAATACCAAATGCGTCGGCTTGCAATGTCGGGGTCGAACAGTGATTTGAAGTTTGAATCGAAGGGGCCAACCCGACAAGCCATGTCAAGTGAATTGTCACACAACCAGTTCATGCATCGCGGTGCCGGGATGAATTACGCCGCCATGGGCAGTGGACATAATCGTGTAACTGATGGCTTGCGGCAAGCGGTGTATCTTGGTCTTCTTAACCACACACGCGACCCACCAAACAAAAGTGTCTCTTCATATCATGATGTAATAAGCGGACAGGCTCCATTTCCTGCCGGTGAATCACTCGATGAGTTTGTTTCACTCATGGGTTGGGGTGGAACAAAACTACCTACCCTTGACCGTACAAAGTTCAAGTCGCTTGATGTGAAAAGTGAACGTCCGGGCGTTACGACCATTTCCAACATTGCACAGATTCTCAACTCCACCAACCCTGCTGAAATTGAAGCGTTTCTAAACAGTGGTGATATTGGACATGCTGAGCAATTTTTGCAGCACATCAATGAAAAGGAGCAAAAAGAGTTCTCACTCGATGAAGTTGAGCGTCGTTTTAATGAGGCTAAGTCACTCATTCCGGTGTTTTCAGAAAACGCTCGCCAAGAAATGATTCAGGGTAAAAAGAAGGGTAAGAGTGGCGTGGGGCTGAAAATTGATGCCCCGCGACGCGGTATTGCCCAAATGCTTGCTATTGGTGCAGCCTTGCCTGCCATGGAGGAAGAGCAGAATCTCAGTGAGGAAATGACGCGCCTCATGGAAGACTTTGAGGCAGGGAAGGCAACCGCTGAAGAAATCCGACCGCAACTCAATCAGGTCAAGCAACGGCTGAATGAATTGCAAATGGAAGCACAAAAAGGTGCACTTGGGCAGTCAAAAAGTGACTGGTGGAAGAGCAATGAACAACACCACATGGAAGAGATGAGGCAATCACGCACACTGGTGGCAAACGTTGCCAATTACATGCGGAACATCATTGAATCCGAGGACCCTACCGCTTTTGACCCAAGCAACCCGGAAAAGGCATGGGCGAACATGCTACAAACTTTCCATGACGCTGAGCGGTACATCACTTCGTTCCCTCATTCCGTGCACGGGCTTACCCGGAAGGCGTATGGTATCAAGACCGATGTGGTCAGTCGTTCTGCTGCTGAAAACGTAACGTATGAGGACGTTGCAAATCACGTTGGTCAGGAAGGTTATGAAATCCAAGGAACCGAAAGCCCTGAAGGTTTGTTGGAAATCCTTGGAAAAGACATCACTCCGGGGCTAAAGGAACACGCACAACGAGCGATTGATGCCGTCAATGAAGCCGGTTACCCAATGAAGGTGTCCACCATTGGGGACATTCTTTCAAGTGGTGCGTTGGACAGTGTGAAACTCGGAAAGAATCTTCATGACACCACTCATCTTCATCGTCGTGATGATGATTTCATGGCACAAGATGTCGCTGACTTGAGTGGTCACGATGAACTGAACCATGCCATTCACACGCACGGTTACTCACAAGCAATCCCTACTCTCCAATCTCAAAAGTACCAAGGCAAAAAAAGCCTCAGTACTTGGAAGGGTCATCCTATTCACAGACTACCTGCAACCATTGCTCGCGCAATGGATGCGTCTATGTTTGGTGAAACCCTCGATGAGTTCGGCCTTCGTATGATTCATTCTGATTCGCACGGCAGAAGCAACCATGGCTCAAAGAACTCGTACGGATGGTTGAACGCTAACACACGCAACAACGTTGATGCCTTCATTCTGCACGACCCCATGTCCGCATCGAGCGGTGGTGGTACAGACGACATTCAGTCTGTGCGGGGTTGGCACGATGAAATGCCTGTTGGCTCAGGTCCAAACCACCACCCAATTTACGCAACGTACAACTCGGGTCACAACGTGCATTTCCAAAACGAAGTGCATGAGCCAACGGTTGGGCTTGGGTTTGGTTCTGATGGGCGAATCTTTGTTGGGAATACCCCCTCTCCGTTGCTTGCTACCCCTGTGTCTCAAGACCACATCAAGCAGGTGTTCGGTAACGAATGGTACAATCAAGTCCAACCGGGACTTAGCCCCCCGCTCGACACAACGGCCCCATGGAACCGTCTTGATGAACAAGGCGTGGAGCCAGTGAGCAACAACTACGAAACACTTGCACTGTCTGAGGCATCGGAACTCATCAACAGTTTGCTCGACCCTGAAGTTTTGTTTGTCAAAGATGATGATGCAGAATGGGTTCTGCCCATTCGTCCCATGCATCGCATATTTGAGATGAGTGACCTTGAACACCTACGAGGATTTAGCGGGTCTTGGGGTGTTTCAAAGTGGTACGATGGCAAGCGTGTCATGGTCGTCAAGAATGGCGACTCCATCACCGTGCTTGATGAAAACAACCGCAAAGTTGGTGTCAAGAAGCAATTCCGTGAGGCACTTGAAAAGTTGAACAAGCGTAACTATGCCATTGACGCTATCTTGGGCAACGATGAAATGAACGTCATTGACATTGTGAATTATGACGACAATGACATTTCCGACATGCAGATGTTTGAACGATTGAAGGTGTTGCGCAGCCAGTTTGACAGTCATGATTGCGTCATCATCCCCGGTCCACACGACACCAAAATGACCGATGAAGAAGGATTGAATGAATCGGTTGAACGCTTGCAAGAAGAACACGACACAATTCTGCTACGAGACACGAAGTCCACGTACATGCGCGGTGAACCCCGTCACCCAAAGTGGGTGCTTCTTCGCCCAAGTCGTGATTTCAACTTCATTGTGCTTGACCGACGTGGCACAGGTCCGTTCACCTACCAACTTGGAGCCGGGCCAATTCTTGATGGTTCTGTGCTTGGAAACAGGGCGGTTGAGTACAAAGGGAGCGACTACATGGACGTAGGGACGGCTCGCAACCAACAAAAAGCGTTCAAAGTCGGGGACATCGTGCGCGTTTCTATTTCCGGTGTTACCAAGAAAAACCGTGGTGGGCGCAACGTGTACACCGTTCACGTTCGTGAAATTGAAGGTGAGGGTGAGGGTGAGGGTGCTGCCAGTGCCGAATCACTGGATTTGCTGACGAAATCGTTCCCCCCGACATTTGTTCCCTTTGACATTGACGTGGTGGAGTCAACGGTTTTGCTAAAGTTCGATGGTATTGGAACGGTGGAATACAAGGTTGAGTCGTTCAATGATGCATGGTATCTCCATGAACCTAAGTCCGAACTTGGTGATTTGTACAAGTCGGATTATCCCGTGCAACTCGCTGAGTCCATTAGCGCCTACTGGACCCCTTATGTCCCCCTTCTTATGGAGAGGGTGCTCGTCAAGGCGGAGGACAAGCCTCCCAACATCGAAGAACAACAAAAAGAATCGGCAGGTTTGTTGGATGAAGAAGACGAGCGCATCCTCAAACCCGAGCAAAAGAAAAAGGCACTGGATTTGATTTCGCGCACCATTGACCGTTTGGCCAAGGAACGTATGACGTGGACTGGCCCAAAGGGGTTGGGTATTGACATGGCTACACCTATTGAGTCTCCACAGGGACCAACTAAGGTTACCGAAGAGAAGAACTTGCCGGATTACGACCCCAAAGGCGAGGGTCGTCCCGTGAAAGAAAAGAAACGTGCAGACCACGTGGTTATGCCAATAGATGAAGAGCAGTCTATCGTTTTGAACTATCAAGACGACCAAGCCACCATTTCCCCTGCATAATGGGGATTCATATACCATGACGGCAAATCGGAAGGGCAATGCTTACCGTTCAGCGACCCGAGATGGGACTGTCACTCCTCAAGAGTGGCAGTGACCTCGTTGTTGCAGGGTATGCATCTGTCGAACTGGTTGACAAGCAGGGCGACCTCATCACCCGTGGTGCCCTGAAGGACGCCTTTGGTGGATTCATGAAGAGCGACAAGTACCGCAATGTACAACTCGCTCATTCCAACATTCAAGTTGGTGAAGTCATTGACTCCTACGTGGACTCCAACGGTCGCATGTGGAAGTCTGAAGTTGACGACACCGGTATGTTCGTCGTTGTGAAGTTGCGCAACGACATTGAGAAGGCCCGAGAGGTTGCTGCGGAAATCCGCAAGGGGAATCTTCGTGGCTTTTCCATCGGCGGGCAGGCATTCAAGCGTGTCCGAAAGGCCGACAACAACCATGGAGAATACCAAGAAATCTCCAAGATGGAACTCCACGAGATTACCATTTGTGAAAAGGGCATTAATCCCGAAGCACAATTTAGCATCTTGAAGGAGGACACCACTATGAGTGCAGAAGACGACTTGAGCAGCATTATGAACCGACTTGAAGCCCGCCTCGATGCGATGGAAAAGGGCGAACTACCTCCCCAACTCCGTGAACACATGGAGGGGAAGAAAGACTCCGACAAGGGGTCTGACGAAAAGGAATCCAAGGAATCCAAGGATGAAAAGGATGGCGACGACATGACCGAAGAAAAGATGTACGCAGCAAAAGGCGAAGACTACTCCGACGTGATTACGGCTGAGTACCTTTCGTGGATGGAAGACACCCTGAAGAGTGCCGGTGTGGACACCGATAACGCCCGCGCCCACTTTGACCAAATGGCCAAGGCCCAACTCGGTGGTTTCGACAACCCCGACGCCGTTGACGGTGCCGACTACTTCGGTGGTCAGGTTCGCGGTCGCGGACAAGAAAAGGGTAGCCCCTCCACCGGTGCTATCTCCGCCCTCACTGCGAGCGGTGGAAAGCAACCCGCCGGAGCAATGGGACCTGCTCAACTCAGCAAGAGTTCCTACGTCACCAGTGCTTCCGAATCCGACATCGAGGCCGCATACGAAGTGTACAAGGCCGCTGCTCTTGAGCAAGCGTTCCGTGGCAACCTTGAGGCCAACTTCGCTTCCCGTTTCAACAATGAAATGGAAATCGCCAAGGCTGAAGCCGAGCGCAACCAGTTTGACGCTCGCGCTCCTCTTGGACAGATTGTGAAGTCCATTGAGTCGCTGAGTGAGCGCATTGACAACCTCTCCTCCGGTGAGGTTGCCGTTGGTACTCCTCTCGCAAAGTCTGTCTCCACCGTCGAGTTGCCCTCCACTGGCGACCTCGGCACCATGTCATGGGATGAGGTCCACAACCTTGCAGGTCGTGCCCTTCGCGGTGAGTGAAACACAAAACAAGAAAAAACGGAGTGAATGAAATGGCACGAGACTACATCAGGACAATCACCGACATGGAGCGGTACTTTTACGGCGCAGGAAACGCTATGGGGTACTCGTACTCCGGCAGCGAATTGCTGAAGGCTGACGCACCCATGCTCAGCACCACGGCAGGGATTTACCAAGCGATTTACGGTCGCAAGGTTTGGAGCCAGTTGAACCAAGAGTTCAACGCCTTCTCCATCCTCCCCAAGCGCCCATGGGAGCGCAGTGGATGGCGCGTCATCACGGAGCGCCCCTCCTTCACCGTCGGTGGCGGACTCGCTGAGAACGCGACTCTCCCCGACACCACCAAGCCAACCTTCCAACACATCGCTGCGAAGCCCAAGACCGTTGCGCACACTTTCGACATGTCGGAAACCGCAATGTTCCTTGCTGACAAGGACGACGGACTGGGCGACATTCGCTCGGTCCTCAAGGAAGAGATGGGCAAGCACCACGCTGAGCACATCAACCGCATGCTGACTGAAGACAAGGCTACCGCTGCGGGGAACAACTTTGAGTCCCTTGACCGTGTTACGACCGGCGACACTGCTGCTACCAACGACATTTACAGTATTGACCGAAGTGCAAACTCTTGGTCCCTTGCTGAGCACAGTGAGAACAGTGGTACCGACCGTGTTCTCAGCCTCGACCACCTTGACGAAATCTTCCGTCTGACGTGGGAGCGCGGTGGCAACCCCAAGGTCATCCTGACCGGGTACGACACCCTCATGCGTCTTCAGCAACTCCTCCAGTCGCAGCAGCGATTCATGGAAGAGAAGCGCGTGACGCCCACCTACAACGGTGTGAAGGGTGTTCCGGGTATCGAAGCCGGGTTCATTGTGGCCACCTACAACGGTGTCCCCATCATCCCCTCCAAGGACGTGCAGAAGGACACCTTGTCCCGCATGTACTTCCTCGACACCGATTACCTGTACTTCTCCACGGCCATTCCGACTCAGTACTTCGAGTCCGGCATCGAGACTGGCGACCCCTTCGCCATCAACCGTCTTGGGCAGGAAGGCATGTACCGCACCATGGGTGAACTGTGGACCACTTTCTTTGGTGGTCACGCTTCCATCCGTGACCTGAAGTGAGGCCGGAGAAACAACAAAACATGGAGTGATTTGAAATGGCAAAGCAAACAGAAAGTGAAAAGCAACTCGTCATTGCGTACGAAGACGGTGAGTTCTCGGCAATGGAAATCCTTGTTGACCTCGACCTTCGCACGGGTACCCCCGTTGAAGAAACAGGTTGGCTCGACGGCAACTCCGGTGGCTCCTACCCCGGAACCCTGACTGGATTCACCGCGCAGAATGCTGACGGCAACGCTGTTGGTAGCCTCCGCTTGGTGACCATTCAGTTCACCTTGGCGACGACGGACGCGGAAGTGTTTGTCTTCACCGGTGGGTGTTCCAAGATTCTCGGTGTCGTCGGTAGTTCCTTTG